GGCAAATAATCGCAAATGCGGGGCATGCCAAATTGGCATCTCTCTCGCCTGCCACTTCGGCAGCCCCGCCTGCCAAAACGGCAGGTTCCTCAAATTCAGCCCGGACCTCAATGCTTTCGCCCACACCTCAATTCAGGCCAGCCTGGAAACTTCAGCCCATAACTGAAAGCGGAAATCCGGGTTGACTCTGGACGGTTCGCCACTAAGGTACACGCAACCCGGCAATCCGCCGGGATGGGAGGAACGTGCAATGCGACGGGAAACGGTGAAGCGTTACCGGGAGTTTCGCACCGCGAGCGGATGGGTTCGGTGGTCCCGGGCGGAATGCGGGGAAACCGCCGGTTCCCTGCCAACGGTCCGCATCGAACGGCGGGAAACCCGGTTGCCCCGGGAGACTGCCGACGGCTCGCGGTATGCGGTTACCTTCACCGTTACCGGCGAGCATGCGGGAGACTACGTTACCCGGTGTCTGCCAACCGCCCGGGTAACCTCCCGCGAGCCGGGTAAGGTAGTGGCCGAATGGTCATACTGACGGAAAATCTGACACTTCCCCGCAACCCCGGACCCAAAATCCGGGGTTTCTTGTTTGCATCCGCACCGGTCCGCACTAGTCTCCCTGTAAGGCAACCGCCCGCATCGGGCGAGCCGGACAGGGGAAACCATCATGGCAAGCCGCAACCCGCGTCTGTACGGTCTGTTCTACCGCGTGAACGGGAAGTATGAACGCCAGTATCCGAACCTAGCCTATACCCTGCCGACGGCTCGCCGGTTGTTTCAATCCTTCCTGATCGCCGGTTCCCTGTCCGGTAAGGGTGCCTGTCTGCGGCCGGTTACCGCGGAGAAGGAATCGGGAACCTACGGGAACTAACGCAACCCGCGTGCCGAACAACCCCGGGAACTTCCCGGGGTTTTTTTTGTTTGACACCGGACAACCCCGCACTACCTTACTTGTAACCGCCCGCCGGGCGGGATCGAAAGCATCAAACGGGAGTCAGTCCAATGTCGATCGAAACGATGATCTTCGGTGCGGTTGTTCTCGCGGTTCTCGGGATGATGTTCCCGGAAACGTTCGAGCGAATCGCCCGGATGTAGCAAACCCCGTGCCAAACCCCGGAGTCTACCATGTTGACCATCTACGGGCGGGATGATGCGGGAGACTGGTATAACGTCGGTTCCGCCGGTTGCATCGGTGAAGCCCGCTACATCCTTGACAGGATCGCAGACGATGAGACCGCGGAGGATGTTCTAACGATCGTTACCCGGCACCGCGACGGTATGACCATCCGCAGCGGTAGCGACTGGGTTCGGTTCTACATCCTCCCTGCCTTCACCCTGAACTAACCGCCCGCCCATCCTGAAACGCGAGCAACCCGCCCGGCAACCGCCCGGCGGGTTGCTCGCGTTATGCCCCTTCCCGTGCGACCGGTTGCCCCTTCCTGCCACGTTCCCGGCTCGCCCGGCTCGCAACCCGCCCGCACCGATCCGCCCGCAGACGCGAGCCTAGACGGTCGCCCGNNNGCTCGCGGTCGCCCGGCTCGCAATCCTCACTAATCTAGTCAGGATCAATCGTCACTTCCCCGGTAAGGATCAATCGTCACTTCCGCGGTAAGGTATCGTCCGGCTCGCGGTTGTTCGTCGCCCTTAACCAAAGCAGTTAGGCCAGACTAACCCGGAGTGTTAGGCCAGACTAACCCTTGCCCTTAGTCGCCCCTAATTAGGCCAGACTAACCCGGAGTGTTAGGCCAGACTAACCCTTGCCTTTAGTCGCCCCTAATTAGGCCAGACTAACCCTAGCCTTAGTCGAGACTAATTAGCCTAGCCTAACTCCGCCCTTAGTCTACCCTAACTCCGGCTCGCCGCCGATACCTCACTAGACCAGTGACGTATATACTTCACTGACCTACTCAACATTCGACGCCGAATTACTCTACCCTACATCAATATAACGAAAACTGGTCAGTTTAGGCTCGCCCCGATCCGAGTACCCATCTAGCAAATCCCGTACCTCAAACCAACACCCCCGTATCTAGTGAACAAACGTCATGCCCCGCAATCGTGATTAAATGCCCCTTCCTGACAGGCGAGCCGGACCCCTACCTAGACCCGTCCGAAAAATGAAGCCCGCAGAACGCACGCTAGACCCCTTAGAATCGATCGCATCCTAGTACGTTAATAAAGCATGTCAGACCATACCAACACACCCCGCCTAGTTTGGCACGGGAGTTGCTAGGCTAGAGTTGTCTGATAGTTAGAGCATGCCCCGACACTTGGCACGGTAGTTGCTACACCAATACTCTCACGTTCGCTCGCCAGTGGTAGCGTAGGTATGCTGCCACCTGAATGTGGTCAGGCATGAAAGCTGAGGTGATACATGAATGAGGTGACACCTCAATGTTGAGGCTACGTATGAATCATGCGTAGCCTCAAGTTTCATGCCACACAGAAACCCGAGCCGGGGTGGGTTAAAATCGTCGTCAGAATATACCCGCGAACGAGCGGCCGGCCGCCGAGTGTACTAAGCGAGATTCCCAAATTTTTCAAATTGAAAATCGGACCCTATTTGCGGCCGAGCAGAGGAGCCCTCTAGCCAGAAAGCCATCGAGCTTTGGAGCAGTCGAGCGACAGAGCCGGGGAGGGTTATTCACGACACCCACCCGGTACATGGCACCAAAATGACCTAGATTCGGGCCGAATCCGGAGTCCCGGCCCAATTTTCCACCTGATTCGGGCTGAATCCAGGCACTTTTGTACCTCGATTCGGGCTGAATCCGAGATCCCGTTGCCAAAAGCAGGGTGATTCGGGCTGTATCCTGCATCCGGCGGTTCTGGGATGAAAGCGAAACGACATAATTCGGTCCTTCCGAGTGACGGAAAGCAGAAAAGTCACGGTCATTCAAAGCAGCGACACAATACTAACTCGAAATTTGGACAAAAACAAAATCGAGAGTTATTTTTCGGCAGACTGCGTATCACTATTGAGAGGCTAGGTTCCCACTCGCACGGCGAGTGTACCCCTTAGATCAAACAAATATTTGGTCAAAAAAGTGAGTGAGGTGTAATTATGATCCGGCGAGTTGGAATCGCCCTCTTTTTGGTTCTCGCTTTCGCTGGCAACGTTTTCTCGCAAGCGAAGCTCGAAGGACCGAAGGAAGGGACGGTCGGGTATCGGGTGAAGGCAAAGCTGACGGTCGAGGGTGACGATCCCAAGATCGCGTGCTTTCCTGCCAATGAAGACTGGATGGCTATTCAGGACTTCAGTGGTCAGAAGTACATCGACTTCGTACCGGGAAAGAAGCTGCTGCCGAAGGGCGTGAAGTCGCAGCTTTTCACTTTCATCGTCGCCTGTAACAAGGATGGGAAGACCTACCTTGCCACATGGGAAGTCACGATCAAGCCGGACGAAGATACTCCGTCGCCTCCGGAGCCGGCCCCTCCTGAACCTGACGATGCCGTTCGAAATACGTCTCTATACAAAGCACTGCTGGCGGCCTACAAGGTCTCGCCTAATTCAGCTGCCAAGGGAAAGCTGACGCAGGTGTACGAGACGTTCCTGGCGGACGTGAAAGCTGACAAGTTCAAGTCCTTCAAAGAAGCCCACGACGCACTCAAGGATGTGACTCCCAAGTTCGTGGGCACTGACTTGACTGGTGTGCGTTCCGCTGTTGCCGAATACCTGGACACCAACGTCGGACAACAGGGGTCGGCATGGGACAAGAACAAGCTCGTGGCGGCAATGGAGAAGGTGATCGCCGCCCTGAAGAAAGTCCCGGACTAAGGGACCTGCTGAATCAGTACGCATCGCTCCCTCATAGCAATCGGGACTACATCTGTCCCGATTGCTTTCATCCTTGGGACTGCCATCCTATTGGCGGATGTGTGGTCCAAAACTGCACCTGCCGGAGAAAGCAATGTCTGAACCAGTGAGTTTCTTCGGTTGGGTACAGAATCCTGCCGAAGTCGAACGGGTGATGAAGGGGCTTGCGGTCCCCCTTTTCGGGGCGGCCGCTCCTTCACTGGATGAGAACAAGGACGTCTACCTGTGGGAGACTGTCCGGAAGGTTCTCAACCAAGACGCCCCGAAGGGGCCGCAGAAGATCGGCGACTGTGTATCGTGGGGCTGGAGCAATCTGGTCAACTACGTCCAGTGCGTCGAAATCTACAAGCAGCTTCACTCCAAGAACCTGCTCCAGCTCCCGGACAAGGATCTGTTCCAGGGCACGCTCCTGGACTACAACAATCTCGTCGATGATCGCCAGGCGATTCTCGAAGAGTATCAGGAAACCGCGACCGAAGTGATCTACGCGCTTTCGCGTGTCGAGGTCGGCGGTCAGCGGGGTTCCTACTCGGATGGCTCGGTTGGAGCCTGGGCGGCTGAGGCCGTGACCAAGTGGGGCACGCTCAGTCGCAAGTACCTTGAGTCCAAGGGGCTCGGTGGTGCTTATGACCCCAACCGAGCCAAGAAGTGGGGTGCTCAGGGGCTTCCGGACAACCTGGAGCCGGATGCAAAGCAGCACCTCATCAAGACGGTGTCGCAGGTGAAGTCCTTCCGTGAGGCTGCGGCCGCCATCCAGAATGGCTATCCGGTCGCCGTCTGCTCGAATCAGGGCTTCACCATGACCCGGGATGGGCAGGGCTTCTGCCGTCCGCAGGGTACTTGGGCTCACTGTATGCTCTTCGTGGGCGTTCGGTGGGATCGTCCGGGTCTGTGCTGCTCCCAGAGCTGGGGTCCGAATACGCCGGACGGTCCCCGGGACAAGGATCAGCCTGACAACACCTTCTGGGTGGATGACAAGACCTGCGATCGGATGCTTTCGCAGGACGACTCCTTCACCGGTTCGCAGTTCGACGGGTATCCGGCTCAAGACCTGATCCACTGGGACCACTAGGAGACACCTTGAGCGTCAATCAACTCGTTCGTTCGGCGATCATTAACGGGCGAACCGAGATGATTCCTCTCGGTGCGTCCTACGATGATACGCTCGGGATCGGGTCCGCTTTGGACCTGCATGCTCACCCCGGCAAGAAGTTCATTCAGCTTCTTGTCGGGGCTTCGGATTCCACTGCCGGTAAAATCGAGATCGAAGAGTCCGATGGCGATGGAGTCTGGTACACGATCTTCTTCAAGGAAATCGTTGGCGGCAACGTCAACGTCTTCCAAGAGCTGAAGAACACTCGGCGTTACATCCGGTACAAGAATCCGGGTCTAGACGCCTCCACCACGACGACTCTCTTCCTCCAGTTGCTCTACTAGGAGCCAGAATGGCCAACGTCGGGACTCCGTTCAAAGCACCATCTGCTCAACGACTTCCCGACATCCTTGTTGGCTGTGGGCGAGTCGTCATCCGGGTGGATGATACTACCGGAACGGACAAGATCATCATTCGGATTGACCCGAATGCCGTAGTCGATGCTGCACATGCCAACTTCTTTCTGAAGGCTGGCGAAAGCATCGAAATCAGTGGGCACGCGATTCAGAAAGCATCTGACGTCAGCGTGCTCGCTACTTCCGGGACACCTGACATCTACTGGGGCATCGTATGATTCGCACTGGATACCCTAGTCCGATTGCACTAGGGTATCCAGTGCAATCTACAAGCCACCCAGTCCTGTAACGCTCCTGACCAATCTGCTCGGTTATTACCGTCTCCAAGGCAACTTCAATGATGCCTCGGGAAATAGTAATAACATGACGGGTACTGGTACATGGAGTAATGTCCTTGCTGGTGAACTTGGGATACTTGGACGTTGTCTTCAAAAGGGCGATGCCCAAGTTACCTTCCCTGGACTCACATTCCCGGCTGATATAAGCATATCAGCCTGGTTCAAAGCACCTCAACCATTCGATGGTATAGGTGTTTCTGTAGGGTTCGATGATCTGATGTTGAAATTGATTAGTGATCCTGTTCAGGGCAATGGTGCCCGAGGACAGATCACTCAGCAATTCAACGTCGATTATCCCTACGGTATTCCCGGCACTGTCTGGTTCCATGTTGTACTCACACTGAGTAGAGATGGCAATTGGGTTTTCTATGTCAGTGGTGAACAGTACGACATTGGACCAGTTGATCTGACTGACATAACAACTTCAGCGTTCAAGATCATCGGGAGCACTGATGTTGATACATCACCTCTTGATGAAGTGGGTGTCTGGAACCGTATCCTGACCCTGAGTGAAGTACAAACCCTGTATAACACGGGGGATGGATTCGATCCAACCGCGTAAAAGAGACAGCCATGCGAAGCTTCATCCTTGCTCTGCCGATCATTGCGATCACGCTACTTACATCGAAAGCAGAAGACAAGGATGATATTTCTCTGGCATTCGAGTTCGCCCGAATGAAACTTCGGTCGGACTATCCGAACGATCTTTCCAAAGCGACAAAGGAGGGCCAACTATTCGTGCTCTGGGTCGGCTACGAAGACCCCGAACTGTACGATCGGCTACTCAAGGAACAGCCCGACGCTGTCCACTCCTTTGTCACGGAAGAAAGGACGAAGACAAAGCCCGGACTGGTTCTTGGGATTCGCCGGACGTCTGCTGTGGAGCAGGTCAAGGTAATCAGCGTGCCCACGTCGGGTGCGTTGAATACTAAGGAGGTGATCCTAATAACCAAAAGCCTTGACCATACTCCATAGCCAGCTCCGCTTTTCATACCCTCATACCCTGTTCCGGCAGAGTTGGCTAGGGTACTCTACATAGGAGCTGCCCCAATGGGTTCTGAAGTTCAGATGATTCTCTCGGCCCTCATTGGGGCACTCACAGCGGGGATTCCGCTGTACGCAAAAATCCGATCAATTAACCTTCAGTTCAAGAAAGATGGACTGAAGGTTGATGCCGATGCTGTCAAGCTTCAGGAGAAGCAAAGCATCAACAAGGAAGCGGAATGGAAACGCATCCTTGACGAGCGTGCCGCTGCTGAAGCAAAGCTCCGCGAGCGGGACGACGAGCAAGAACGCAAAATCAGTGATCTTCTCAGTCGCTTCATCGAAAGCGAAAGGTCCGGTGCCGCGAAGGATGAGCGGATCAAGATGCTGGGCGAGAGGATCGACTTCCTGACCAAACTACTCCTTCAGAGGTGCCCGGAATGCCCTTCCCTCAAGAACTCGACCCCCTCGCCCTCCGGCAAGTTTCCCGTTTCGTTACCGGGACCGACCGAGACACCGGCCGCCTAGTGCTGGCGGTGTACCAGATCGAGGGGTACGTCCTCGGCAAGTTCTTCCCGAACGCCGGCTATCAGATGGATATGCCGCCGCCGAGTCTTGACCAGCTCAAGACTTCGGACCCGCACCTGGGCGTTCTCATCGAGACTCTGACGACCGCTGATAGCAGCGTTCTCAACGAGCTTCTCGACAAGGTGCTTCCGATCGTGGCCCCGATCCTGCTGAAGTGGCTCCTGAGCAAGATCGGCAAGTAACAAGTGAGACCAAAGCTGACGGGGTATAACAACCCCGTCAGCTTTCGTCTGGAGATATCCGATGTCCGAGAACAAGTTCGAACGATGTGCGGAGGATGATCCCAACCGCTGCCAAGGTATGATTCAGAGTGGCACTAACGCCGGGCAATGCTTCTACAAAGCAGTGCCAAATGCCAAATACTGTATCATGCATGGCGGAGCAGCCCAAGCCAACGCGAACAAGAAAAACGCACTGGCTAACTACCGTCTTCAGCAATACAGCGAGCGGGTTGGTGAACTCGCGAACAATCCGGAAATCAAAAATCTCCGTGAGGAGATTGGGATTCTTCGGATGACGCTTGAGTCCCTGCTCAACCAGTGCGATAACGCGAACAAGCTCTTGGTCTACACTGACAAGATTGGGAATCTTGTTAACCAGATCAACAAGCTGATCGAAAGCGCTCAGCGGATGGAGGAGAAGAACAACAATCTCCTTGATCGCAAGGTCGTCATCGTGATTGCTGATAGTATTGTAACCCTGATCGGGCAGTACATCACTGACCCGGACAAGCTTAACGAGATTGGAAGCAAAATCTGTGAGTCAATTGCGAACGCTGCTAGCCCAGCGAATCCAATCGGGGCTGTCGCGTAAGGCGATCACAGAACCGTCTCGTTGGGCCTGCAAATACCGATTCATGGGGCATCCATACCCCGGATTGTGGAACTTCAGTCATCACCCGTGGCTGAAGGACATGCATGATTCCACGGCCACGTTGAACGTCGGACAGAAAGCAGCTCAGTGTGGGTATACAGAATGGGCTTTGAACAAGTCCTTCTACTTCATCGACATCAAGAGAATGGATGTTCTCTATGTCCTGCCCAACACTCGTCCTGATGCTGCTGACTTCTCGTCCAGCCGGTTCGACAAGGCTCTGGAACTGTCGGAACACCTGAAAGCACTGTTTTCCGACGTGCAAAACGTCGGTCATAAGCGTGCTGGATCTGCGAACTTGTTCATTCGTGGGTCCAATTCACGTTCCGGCCTTATGTCTATTCCTGTGTCACTACTCGTCCTTGACGAGTTGGATGAAATGACGCAGGAAAACATCCCGATTGCGATGGAACGATTGTCCGGGCAGATCGAGCGTCACCAGTTGATGCTCTCTACCCCGACTATTCCTGATTTCGGGATCAACTACTACTTCAATGACACGACAAAGGAACGCTTTTTCTTCCCGTGTCCTTCATGTAGTAGGCAGATTGAGCTGAAATTCCCCGACAATATCGTGATTTGCGGCAATGATGCTGCTGATCCTGATACTGCCAAGAGTCATCTCATCTGCGATCAGTGTAAAGCAGTGATTCCACACGAAGGGAAGCCCGAATTTCTTAACAAAGGAAAGTGGGTTGCGGAATTTCCGGGTCGAGACGCCCGAGGTTTCTATATCAACCAGCTTTATGCAATGCACTTGCATCCAAGTGTGTTCGCGAAAGCATACCTCAACAGTCTCAAAGACCCTACGGCCGAGCAAGCACTCTACAATGCTAAGCTTGGCCTGCCTCACATCGTCGCTGGTGCCCGAATTACGGAACCAATGATTGATGCGTGCATCGGTGGCTACCGAAAGCTCGACTTCAATCGTTATGGTGTCGTAACTATGGGCGTTGACGTGGGTCGGAAGCTTCACGTCGAGATCGATGCGTGGGAACTTGACGGTCGTTCGGGTTACGACATTAACTCTTACGCTCGTTGCAAGGTTCTCACTCACCTGGAAGTGGACGAATTCGAACAACTTGACGCTTTGATGTTCGACTTCGGTGTACACTTCTGTGTCATTGACTCTCAGCCTGAGCGGCGGAAAGCACTAGAATTCGCCAATCGTTTCCCGGGTCGCGTCAAGCTTTGCCGGTATCCGATTGGCGTTAACGGGCGAAACATCACGATTTCTTCGGAAGAAGAGCAAATCATCAACGTTGATCGTACTTCGTGGCTCGATTTGAGCCTCGGCCGCTTCAAAAACGGTACGATCACGTTGCCGATGGACACTGGCCTTGATTACAAGCAACATATCATGGCACAGGTTCGGATTCCGAAGAAAGACAAGGATGGTAACCCCATCGCAAAGTACGAAACACCGGGTAATCGACATGACCACTACGGCCATGCTCGCAATTACGCCGAAATCGCTTTGCCTTTCGCTGGTGGTCTTGGCGTCGCATCCGATATCCGAGGATGACAATGCGAATTAGCACAGTTCGTCATCCGGAGTATACGGATGACTGCTTCGACTGGCACAAGTGGCGTCTTACTTACAAGGGTGGACGCCACTTCATCGAACACTACTTGGAGAAGTTCTCCAAGAGGGAGGATGATACTGCTTTCAAGAGCCGGAGGAAGATCAGCTACAATCCGGCTCACGCAAAGAAAGCAATCAACAAGCTGAAGAACACCTTCTATTCGCGGATGTCCGAAATCCGTCGAATGGGTGGGCCGCCTTCTTACCAAGAAGCGATTCAAGGTAAGGGCGGCGGTGTAGATATGTACGGCTCGTCCATGAACTCCTTCATGGGCCAAGAAGTTCTTCACGAACTCATGGTCATGAAGAAGGTGGGCATCTTTGTCGATAAGCCGAACCTGGATGGCAACCTCCTGGCTCGGAACTTCGGTAAGAAGCCGTATCTCTACATCTACAAAGCGGAAGACATCTACACCTGGGACTACATCTACGCCGAAGGCGAGTTGGTGTACACCAATGTGTTACTCAGAGACTGCAACTATACTTACGACCAGTCTAACGGACTGGTTGCAGGAACTGAGGAATTCTTCCGACACATGTGGATCGGCCAGGATGGCAAGGTTCACATTCAGATGTGGAAAGCGGCGGAAGACAACAACGCTGAGGAAGATGTTCGCGTGGGCGAGGAGATCGTTCTCGACCTACCGCGGCTACCGTTCGTCATGCTTGGTCTGCAAGATAGCCTGCTGGCTGATGCGGCGGACTACCAGATTGCAATGCTCAATCTGGCGTCCGCAGACGTCAGTTACGTTTTCAAGGCTAACTTCCCGGTATACGTTGAGCAGTTTGATCCTGCTGCTGAAAGCGTATACATGCGTCGTCCGCGTCCTGCTTTGCCATCAAACACTGACAAGCATACTGGACAAGATCCGACGGCGGGAACGCACGACGAAGGTCTTGTCTCGGCTCCGCGAGAAGAAGCTCGCATCGGAGCGATGGACGGGCGGAAATACCCCAAGGGCGTGAATCAACCTGATTTCATCGCCCCACCGGCTGAGCCTCTTCTTGCTTCGCTTAAGAAGCAAGAGCAGATGAAAGCTGAGATTTACGAGCTTATCGACATCGCCGCGGCCAATGCTGTGCCGACTCATGCTTCGGCTGAGTCTAAGCAAATGGATGATCGCGGACTCGAAAGTGGTCTTAGCTACATTGGCTTGGAGTTAGAATACGCTGAAAGAGAAATTGCCAAAATTTGGGCAATTTACGAGAGCGGTGAATCCGCAACCATCACCTATCCGGCAAAGTATTCGCTTAAGAGTGATGGTCAGAGGATTGATGAGGCCAAAGCTCTGGATGAGGTTAAGGCTTCAGCTCCAAGCCGAACGTTCGCTAAGGAAGTTGGCAAGCAGATCGTTCATGTAATGCTTGCTGACAAGGTTCCGCCGGAAAAGATTGCAAAGATCAATACGGAGATTGATGACGCCGAGTATATCAGCTCCGATCCTACACTAATTCAAACTGCATCTGAACTTGGTATGGTTGATGCAGTTACTGGCTCTAACGCTTTGGGCTTCAATGGTGAAAAGGTTGTTCCGAAGGCTCAGGAAGAGCACGCGAAACGCCTTGCTCTCATTGCTGAGTCTCAAGCAAGTGGGGCTGCCCGTGGTAATCCTGACGCGGCTCCCATCCAGGGTAAGGATGCTGCTGCGAAAGCAGAGAAAACTGCTTCCCAGAAGACTCCCGATCTTCAGCCGAATCCTGCTCAGGACAAGACAAGGGGTCCTAGCTAATGAGCGTTGAGCAGTACGCAAACAACGCTTCGACGACGTTGAATGGAGCCATCGATAACTCAACAACGACCGTCGTTGTGACAGATGCGTCTGCCTTCCCGTCGTCTGGCGATTTTCGAATCAAGATCGAAAACGAATTAATGCTTGTCACTTCGGTGTCAAGCAATACGTTCACAGTCACACGGGGTGTTGAAGGGACAACTGCTGCGTCACATTCGGACACCACTCCGGTGTACCATATCATGACAAAGCAGTCGTTTCTTAATTTGTTTCGCGATGGGGTAAGCGCAGGAACATTCTCTTCTCGTCCTTCTGCTGGACGGGCAGGACGTTTGTTCTATGCTACAGATATCCCAGGGATTGTTCAATGGGATAATGGTTCAGTTTGGAAAAATCTCTTCCAAGGATATGGACCATTCGATGAAGTTGATCCATCGTTTTATCCTACTTGGGTAAATCAACAAAATGCTACCTTCAGTCAGTATGGAGGGGCAGTTCGGCTTGAAGATGATGGCACGAATAACTCTGGCGAAGATTTGAGACTTCGTGTTAAGACGAAAACGGGTACAAATACTTGTACTGTCTCTATCGGTTGTCGTGTCTATAGTAATGGCAGACAACCTGTTGTCTATGGTATTGCTTTCCGAAAGACAGGAAATAGTAATATCTTAGGCTGCGGATTTATTGTTCGTAATGGCGATCAGTGTTCACGGTATTTCTGTGCTCGCTGGTCAGACGCGAATACTTTTGCCACAACGCAGTATGAACAATTTGGGGATGTAAGCTTTGCTCCTCAATTTGTTCGATTCAAATGGACAGGAAGCTCGAATTTTGAAATGTGGGGATCAAAAGACGGCCTCAAATGGTTCAAAATTCATGCTTTCACGGATACCAATTTGGCAAGTTTCGATCAAGTTGGTTTGTTCGTGAATTATTACAATCCTGTCTATACTGATGGCACTGCACCAATAGGTATGGACGTGTTTTACTTGGACCATGTGGAGACCTAATCTCAGATCGGTGAGGAGGTACAATGCCGATCACCGATCAACTAGGAAAAAGTGACAGTCTTCTTGGTAACTTGACGTTTGGCGCTGGAACTAATTATTCCGGCAACGTTTTTGACAAAAGCGTCACGTCTACTCTGACACTGTCGCAATCAGTTGCTCGGAATGTTGATTACAATCTTGATCCGAGCAATACGCTCACGCTGAATAGCTTTGCTGGCCAATCGTATAATCTTTCAGCAGATAATACGCTCGTGCTTTCGCATGGGCCAGATGTTACGCTGAATGGTAATACGCAGCAAGGCAGTACACTTACGCTTGTTCAGACTGTTGTTGTTCAAAGAGTCGTAAGTCCGGATGTCAGTCAATCACTGACATTTACGCAATCGGCTGAATTGACGAACGTATTCAACCGCTCAGTGAGTCAAACGCTGACTCTTACGGATGCGGGTCTACGTGTCGTTCCAATTACAGCCGATAGCACTCTAACACTTTCGCAAGATGTAAGCTTTGCGAAGGTTAAGAATCAAGGTATTGTTCAATCTCTTACCCTGACTCAGAGTGCTACACGACTTCTTACAACACTCCGAACAGTAAGTCAAGGATTGCCAATTATTCAATTGGCATCCAGATCAATTGCTCGGGCTGTTTCAATCACGGCTTCGCTAACGTTGAATCAAAGCGTTACTGTAACATCTTCTAAGATGACCAGTGATACTTTGACTTTTACGCAGACTGCTGATGTCGTGATGGTCAAACGAGGACAAAATGCGCTTTCACTGACTCAGATTGCTTCGGTCAGCACTACGCTTACTCGAAAGCTATATAGCAATCTGATCCCATTCCAAGTTGTTACTGCACAGAAACAGTACAAGCGAGATTTGACTCAGCCACTTTCGCTTGTTCAAACTGTAACTGCTATATTGACAAAGAATGCGACAACGTATCTAACGTTGAATCATGAGGTACTCTACGACCTTGTGACACCGGCGTTCAGCACGTTGGTCATTGAAGACATTGCTTTCGCTAATTTCACTCGCTCTCTTCTTCCGAGTAATCAACTGTTCCTGCGACAAAATATCCAGGTTCAGAAGTCTCGGGCAGTAGGTACGAGTAATGCTCTTGGCATGAACCAGTTTGCTAGGGGCACGAAGGTTTTGAGTGTCAGTCCGAACAACACACTCATCCTTCAGCAAGACCTTGTACGTGATCGAACGTTGGAGACGCTAGAAGATACGCTTTCGTTCGACCAAACTGCGGTTGGACAGAAGATTGCTTCTCGAAGTGTTTCCAATCAACTTGTTCTTGGACAGTCCCTCCAGTTATCAAAGACGATCAATCGCTCTTTGACGGATACACTGGCGTTCAAGAATAGGTTTTCAAAGTACGTTGGTCTACCGGGTGGTAAGCAGTATGTCGATGTTCCTGAGATTCAAGTTGTCAAGGTACAAAGCCTTGTCATCCTTCAATCTGAAGGACAGGTTATTACCCTGATGGCCCCTGAGTTCAATGACAAGGAAGCCGGGACTAGTCGAGTCAATATCAAGCGAGCTATGGATGGCACCCGCCGTATCTATAAGCGAGCCACTGTTGCAAGCCGTCTAGTCTATGATTTCGTCATGGATCGAGTGAAAGCAATCGAGCTTCGCTCGTTTCTCCTTGCAAATAATAGCAAGGTGATTACCATGACAAACTGGAAGGGAGAAATTTGGGCAGTGGTACTCACCAATAGCCCGTTCTCCTTCACGGAGGATGCGTACCGAGGTAGTCCTTGGGGTAATCGAAGTACGATTACTCTTGAATTCGAAGGCGTGAGGCTTAATTAATGGCGATCATCATTCGTGAGGTCGAAAGCATCCTGCTTTTGACCGATAGCGTGCTGGTCGCCAATGGCAGCACGCTTCCAATTTATGGCACTGTCGAGAAAGCAGATAACTATTTCGGGATGATGTTGGAAGGTCAGCGATGGTCTTACACTGATCGTCTGCGGAAGGTTCAAGCTCTAGTCAGTGCCACTCGACGCATCGATCGGCTTAACTTCATTGGCGTGCAGGCAAATCCTGCTCAGCCCTTGCAGTTCCCACGGGGTACGGACACCTTAGTTCCGGTTGAGATTGAGCAAGCTACTTACGAGCTAGCACTCGTCTTGCTCAAAGGGGTTGACCCGGATACTGAACACGACAACCTCTCTGCAACTGTTCAGGCATATGGCGGGCTACGGACGGAATACGACCGTGGCTTTGTACCTCCGTATATCAAGGCTGGGATTCCTTCCCAGACGGCGTGGCACCTGCTATTGCCTTTCCTTGATCCTCGGACGGGGATTGAATTGAGGAGAGTCTCGTGACGAAGCGTCTTTTGCTCAAGTCCTTCACGTACTTCGATGATCCGCCGGCTTCGCCGCCTCCGGCTGTGCCGCCGACGGTTCCGCCTCCGCCGACGCCTCCGCCGGGGCAGACGTTCACCCAGGAACAGGTGAACAAGATGATGGCGGATCACAAGCGGGCTCTTCAAAAGCAGAATGAGGAGCTTGTCACGCAGCTTCAGCAGCTTCGGGACAACGCGAATCTGACTGCTCAGCAGAAGGAGGAACTGGAAACTCGTATTCAGACGCTGTCTCAGCAGCATCTGACTGAGGCCCAGAAGCTCCAGGCTGAATTGGAGACCACGAAGAAGAAGTACAAGACGGACACCGAGGCTCTGACCAACGATAGCCGGAAGTGGAAGGGTAGCTTTGAGAAGTTACTTGTTACCAACGCTATCACGGAAGGAGCAATCACTCATAAGGCGGCCAATGCAAAGCAGCTCGCTGCAATGCTTCTGCCGCAGGCCAAGGTGGTTGAGGAAGTTGACGACGCTGGCCAGCCTACTGGCAACTTCGTCGCCAAGCTCCCGGTGACCGTTCTCGATCAAAAGACGAAGAAGCCCGTCACGGTCGAACTCCCGATCGTTGAGGCAATCGGAAAGCTTCGCGAAGATCCAGAAAACGCGAATCTTTTCCTCGTTGATGGCAAGCCTGGGTTCGGTGGTCTCAACCAAAATGCTGGAAGTGGTTCCGGCACTCCCGATATTTCCAAGATGACTCCTGCTCAATACCGCGAGTGGCGGAGTAAGCAGAGTGATCTTAAGAGAGGCTAATTCAGTCTCTCACCATCCCATAAGGAACTAAAAGCAATGAAGCTCAAGAGCTACACGTTCTTCGACAATCAGGTTGATCCGTACATTCCTGAGTGGTGGGCGAATGAGACTCTGGCGATCCTCTATGAGGAGATGCTTTGGGCCAACTTCGTCAACCGCGACTTTGAGAAGTATTTCAACAAGTTCGGCGATACTGTCAACACTCGGCGCCCGCGTGAACTGACCGCTAGCCGCAAGGTGAAGGGTGATGCTGTCGTCGCTCAGGACGTGATTGCCGACAACATCCCGGTGAAGCTTGATCAGTGGTGCTATACTAGCTTCCTAATCGACGACATCGAAGAGACGATGTCGATGAAGAAGCTAAGCGAAGAGTACGCTCGGCCGGCTGCTAAGGCGCTTTCGCGGATGATCGATCGGACGATCGCAGTTCAGTACCCGCGGTTCTTCCCGAATGTGGCTGGTAAGCTGAATGGGGTCACGGCGTCCAACATCAAGGACTACGTGATCGATCTTCGGCAGGTGATGGACGATACGAAGTGTCCGGAGGATGGACGGAATCTGATCCTTACCAGCAAGACCGAAGGTGATATGCTCCGTCCGGAGTGGTTCACTTCGGCTGACAAGGTTGGCGACAACGGGACGGCTCTTCGGACCGCCTCGCTGGGCAACAAGCTGGGTTTCGACTTCTATAAGTCGCTGAACGCTCCGAATATCTCGGTCGGCAACACGACTCGGACGTTCCAGATCAACAATGCGGCCGGCTACAACGCCGGAACCACGTCGTTGACGGTGGACACCGGATCGGGTGAGATCACCCCGGGTACATGGATCGCCATTAATGGCATCCCGTATCAGGTGGCGAGCCGCACCGGGACCAGCCCGACGACCGCGATCGTGCTTTCGTATGGACTGCTGAAGGCCGTCGCTGATAATGACCCCATCACGGTCTACACGCCGGGTGCGGTCAACAACGGTGCTGGTTACGGAATCGGCTACAACAAGGAGATCACGGTCGACGGCTTCACCGTCGCTCCGCGGGTCGGCCAGCTCGTGTCCTTCGGATCGGATACGACCAATGTGTACGGCATCATCGCCGTTAACGGTCTGGTCGGAATTACCCTAGATCGATCGCTGGAGGCGGCGATTGCCGATAACGACACCGTCAACATCGGGCCGGCTGGTGCCTATAACCTAGCTCTCAATAAGGACGCTATCACTCTGGCTATCCGGGGTCTGGAGCCCGTCCGTGGCGGGGCGGGTGCGATCAGCACCACCGTCAATGATGGTAAGATGTCTATGCGGGTGACGATCAGCTATGATCCGGTCTACCAGCGGCACCGCTGGACGCTGGATTTCCTGGCCGGCATCCAGCTCCTCGATAAGAATCTCGGGGCAGTTCTGCTCGGCTAATCAAACTGAAAGCAGGGTGGACTAATCCACCCTGCTTTCGCTTGGAGGTACGAGCATGAACAATATCATGATTCGCCGCCTCCTGTATGCTTTCAAACGGCAATGGGGGACTGTCTTCGATTACGTGCAGATTCTCACGAGCGAAGTGGACGACCGGACTGGCAGCCGGAACATCAAGCGGGATGTACTTCGGTTGCCCGCTGTTCTTTTACCCCAAAGCCAGCTCCGAAAGTTCATTCAGGATATCGGCTATCTCGCTGCGGACAAGAACTTCACCTATGGTGGTCTGAACGACTTCAATACGATTACGCTTTTGGTTGATCGATTCGATGCTCCTAGCCAGTTCCGACCTGATCTGAACGGCTACATCAATCACGATTACAAGCGTTTCGAGCGAGTATCGATTTCGGACATCTTTGGTGAATGTTATCTCTTGGTTGCCCGTGGTGTAGAAGGTGGTCTACCGTATGCCCGGCTGGACGACCGGACATTCAATCGACTCCAACTACAACAGAGGGTAACCTATGAACTCAACTAAGCACCTGAAACGATGGATCAAAGCATCCTTCATTCAGGAAGTGCGAAAGCACGTTGAGCAAGGAGTTACCTTGTTCGTAGAGGGAGATGACAAACTACCAGCTAATCAAAAGCACATGGAACTTAGAATCGATGGTCCTTATGTAAGGAACGTCGGTTCTCGTGGAGAGAAGTGTGCTTTTATCGAAGTGAACCTTCTCGGCAATTCAACGCGATCAGAAGAGAATCGATATGACCGAGAAAATATTCAAGGATTGCTCGCTTCGATCCTCGATCGTGATTTCTGCATCTATCGAACTGGTAATGTTGGGAAGGAAGATGTTGACGATGAATCGATCGTCGGTACGATGCAGTTGTTGGCCACTGACCAAATTAAAATCAGTGACTTCGGCCTGATCGACACGAACACGGAAGTGTATCAGTGTGTAGCCGAAGCTCACTACGAAATGTACTTCCAGGAGTGACTCGACCATGCCAATGATCGATCTCAAGAACGTCGACATCTACTTTGAGGATGGCACTCAGAAGACGGGTGCTGTTAACCTCATGGCCGGTTACACGGCTGGGGCAAGCTCAATCGTTGTCGATGGTTTTACGGGTATTGTTCCGGTTGGCTCTCGGCTTTCGATCGATGGAGATGATCGTTACCAGGTTTCCAGCACAACTGAAACTGGTGGTAATACGACCACTATCGTCTTCACGCCTTCGCTGGCTGCTAATGTTGCCGACAATGATGTGGTGATCGCTTATGGCGTCTTCCTGAAGATCAAGGTTGGTGATGGCAACATCACCTGGACCGAGAAGAAGCCTCGCGAGTACAAGAAGGATCGCGGCAAGCTGGATCAAGTTCGCAATGGCGATGAAGAGCCAATCGACGTGAGTCTTCAGCTCATGTATGAAGAACTCACTGCTTCCAGTGGTCAGCCGCCTACTCCGGAAGATGCTCTCAAGCGGCGTGGTGCTGCTGCGACTTGGGTTTCGGCTGATACTGTTGATCCTTGTGCTCCGTACTGCATTAACATCCGCCTCGACCATCAGCCTGCTGGTTGTACGGCTTTCGAAAAGGAACGTGTGATCCTTCCGAAGTTCTACTACGAGGAACTGGATCACAACCCGAAGGACGGGATGATCTCCGCGAAGGGCAAGTGCAACGCGACCGAGGCTCTGGTGTCTCGGCTGGCGATTGCGTAACCAAAGCAGGAACAGGTGAGGTATGCCTCTGAAGATCGGCGGCCGGGTCATCGATGGACCGAAGGAAGGCATCTTGGTCCTTCCTCGCGACGATGGCGACATTGTCTTTCGATTCGTGGCGATCACGGACGACTCGGACTACGAGAAGATCAACCCGGCCCCAAAGCCTCCCAAGGTCTGGAAGGTGAAACTCGGTCAGACGATCGAGGATGTCGAAGATCCGGTCTACAAGAAGAAGATGCAGGAGTGGGGCACCAACAAGACGAACTGGGTCTTCCTCCAGTCCGTCGCCCCCACCAACATCGAGTGGGACTCCGTGAAAGCGGATGATCCCAGCTGAAGAAGGCTGGTTTCAGCATCGGTGAGATCAACACCATCTTCGGGAAGTTCATCGAGACCAATATGGTCACGGATGAGATGCTGGATGAGGCTCGGAAGCGTTTTTTCGCGTCCCAAGCTCATCAGCAGTCTCACCCGCCGTCATCCTCGACGGACGAACCCACGCCTACCTGAT